ATGCCTGGACCCACACCACCCCTCGAGCAGTTTAAAACTGAAATTAAAGCAGTCTTCCTAAGATGGTGGGAAGAATCCGATCTAGACGAAGAAGATATGACAATAGCCATAATAGAAGTAACTGAAGACTTTTGCGACAGTTCCGTAGATTTTGAAGCAGACTTTGACCTAGACGATGATGATGGATGACCCACAACAACAATTTTTAGACCTTGTCCGCATCGACCCCGAGGTGTGGTTTAGCAGTTTTGCTGTCATCAAGGATAAACGGGGTAAGAATATCAAACCCATACCTAACATCCTACAAAAGCGGATGTTTGAACACTACCGACAATGTCAGATAAAACAGCTCCCTTGCAAGATGGTGATTCTAAAACCCCGTCAAAAAGGAGCAAGCACATGCGCTCAGGCCCTGACTTACCACCACATGCGGAAGAACGAGAACTTGAGCGGAAGTTTGATGGGGGACATAGCGGGAACCTCGGACAAGGTATTCGAGATATATCGGAGATATGCGGAAAACGACGACTTCCCCTGGGACGATACAGGAACAAACCTGGCGGACAGTGGCAGTCTCGCGGATGCGATCAAGCTAAACACCGGAAGCGTGTACGGAAAGGAAACGGCGGGAAGTAAGAACGCTGGTCGTTCAGGCACAATTCAGGTAGGAAACATGACAGAAACAGCTTTTTGGACTACCACAGGACGTGGAGACCCAGCACTAGCGTACCTGCAATCACTGTATGACGGGGATAGCGTGTCGCTAGTTGTTGCAGACTCCACACCTAATGGTCCATCCGGTTGGTTTTACAATACATGGGTACAGGACAATGAATGGGCTAAGATATTTGCAGCCTGGTTTGAGTTCGAAGACTCTAAAATACCTTTTGAATCAGAAGAAGCCCTGGAAGAGTTTAAGAAAACTTTAACAGACGATGAGCTTTCAGAGATCGAAAGGTTCGATCCTGGATGGGAAGCCATGCACTGGAGAAGGAGAACCCTTCAAGACAAGTGTAATGGTGATATTTCCAAGTTCAGACAAGAGTATCCTTCAGATCCTGAGGAATGTTTCCTTATGTCTTCACGTCCCAGGTTCCATATTGATGTTCTAAAGAAGATGGCAAATGCTGCAACAGAACAAAAGTATGACGTTGGTACTGTAAATATCCAGAATGAAGGAGAAACAGCGACTTTTAAGCCAGATGCACGTGGATTGTCTAAAATCTGGAACCATCCACACGAAGACGACAAGTATATTATCGCAGTCGACACTTGTACGGGCGAAGACCAACAGATGCAGGGCTTAGCTGCAGATCCTGACTGGCATAGCGTTCAGGTTTGGAGATCTGGATATGAAGATTTTCACGGAGTATATCATGTCTCTAGACTGGTTGCACTACACCACAGCAGAATAGACATTGGATATCTAGCTGAGGAGATACATGCACTGTCTTTATACTATGGTAAGGCACTGGTCATACCTGAGGTAAACAACAGTGGACTTGCTATCGTTAGATATCTTCTTGATTACGGAGTTCCTTGTTACAGGCGTCGAAGAATGAACGACTCGAGTGGTATGGTAGAAAAGAGTTTTGGTTGGAGTACAGACAAGATAACCAGAAAAACGGTAATAGACCATCTGGCTTCTGAAATTATCGAAGAAAATGTAGATATACCCTCTGAGGAAGTGTTACAGGAATTGAAGGTTTTCATAGTTAATGAAAAAGGAAAACCCGAAGCAGCTCCTGGACATCACGACGATCACGTCTTAGCTGCTGCAATTGCACTATATAATATAGACGGTGCAACCACCTTCAAACCTTTTAAGAAAAAACGCATAAGTAATGAAATGCTAAGAAAAAACCCTAAGCTCATGTGTCCCGATGGGTTCATGCGAGTCCCACCAGGACAGTTTGCAAAACAGCGTAATCAGTCATCTAATTACAAGCGTTTGCAAGACATTGTTGTATAACATTTAATTCAGAGTTTATGGATGAAATATTAAAACGACAAGAGGATCTTTTCGAAAAAATGGTGAACGGGACCATTACACCAGAAGAGAAAGAAGAGTGGAGCAAGACACAAGAATCTCCAGAGTTCAAAAAAAGATTTGAAGAACGCGAAAAAGTATCTAACGACGTTTTTTCTAACATAGACAATAAGGAGACTGCACCGACAGACTCAGGCCCTCCCAGTTTTGACGGAGAAGGAGAAGGAGGAGGAGGAGGAGGAGAAAGAGGAGGAGAAGGAGAACGCGCACAACAAGAAGACATTCAATCTGTTTTATATCCTAACATGAACCTCGCTACTCAGAGGGACAAAGATGGAAATTTAAAATACGGTGATGTTCAAAGAGTTCAAAATGAAGAGCGCTACGGAAGTGCTCCTGGTTTTAAAGCACAGAGTCCAAACTTCAACAACCCATATCGTATAGATAACGGACAAATGTCTGGTGTTGATGTTGCTGAGAACGCAACAGTTCCTAATATAGATGGTTTATTAGATGAGGATGGTAAACCTAGAGCGGCTACTGACGTAGACATAGCTAACAGGGGCAGGATCTTAGAACAAAACGCAGCCCTGGACGAAAGAAGGCAAGATCTCAGCAAGAACATGGCAACCTCAGAAATGATCAAGGGAGGACTTGCTGGAAGAGGATCAAGAGTTCAAACAGAAGGCACTGTTGGACATGGAGGGAAGACCTACGGCAACGACCGACATATGTCTCCCGAAGAGATTCTAGGACACAACTCCGAACTTAGACATCAAGCTAGGATTGCTAACAATAATCGTAAAACAAATGATAAATTTGATGATTTTAGAAAAAATACCAATTTAAACACGGCAGTTGGAGACTGGGTTAATCAAAGAATTGAAGAAGCTGGAGAAGACGGACGACTTGCGGGCCGTAATTTCAATGACATTTTAAAGAACGATCCAATGTTGGCTTTACAGCTTAGAGATCAGTTTAAAAACAGAAGTGCTTCCGACGCTGTTCGTAGGCAAGAGAGACTCAATCCAAAATACACCGAACAAGACGTCCAGCAATACAAAGACGATAACGGCTTTACCACTATTAATGACGGCTCAGGAAACAGGTCAGTAAACAAAGAACAAGGAGCTGCTTTCCGAGATCAAGTAGGAGTAGAAATGACAGGTGCTAATGGCGGAATTTCCCGTCAGCAAAGAGATTCTAACGGGATCTTGCTGGGTCCAGACGGGCAACCTCATGGTCAAAACCCTTTTGGTAACCTCTACAACGGTCCAGAAATGAACAGACAAGCTGACAAAAGAAGACAGCAAGAAGCACCAGCAACTCCAACTAATGGCCTTTCTCCAACACCAACAACAGACCGGTCAATGAGCCAGTTTGACAGCTTACCTCAGCAAGATCAAATAGGAGTCATTAACAGTTTTAGAGGACACCGAGGCGAAGCACCTATAGGTGGGCAACCTCAAATCCCTCAACAGAACATTGGGATGCAACAAGATCAAAGATCTCAACAGCCTGGCCAACAGAAAGGTCCTGTAAGTCTTGATAACCTTGATGGACTGCTGGCTCAAAACCCTCAACTCTCTAAGACAAAGACTGCAGAAGAAGAAGAAGAGGAAAGAAGGAAAAGGATGAATCAGCAAAACCCTGTCCTTTAACATGGACGAAGAAGAGTTATACGGCAGCCAGCCCGAGTACGGCAGGCCTTCAGCCACGTTTTCTGAAGAAAGCGCGGCTTCTTCATATGCTCCTTCAACAGATAGACATTTTAAGGGATTCCAAAAGAACCAGGAAGTCTTAAAAGCTGCAGACACTAGCTTTCGTTCTGCAAACAGTGCCGCAGACGAGAATGCTAGACAGCTTGAAGACTGGGGTGTAAAGAATTTTTCGAAGTTCTATTCAAGAGGCAATCCAAACATGCAACCAGAGAGTGGCATGAAGGCTCAGGACTTGTATAATGCCGTTGAATCGGGCTACCAGTTCTCATCAACTCCCGTACCAGAAGTCTGGAACCAAGCAAAAAGAGAGTGGGAAAAGAGAACTCAACAACAGTCTGTCTTTGAAAAAACCAGAAACACGACTGGAGAGTCCTATCGCAACCTCAACTCTTTAAATGCACAGATATCTCCAGCTGAAAGAGCTGCATACGAAAGTTGGAAAACATCTTCTGGCGGAAAGAAATTAAATGGTAAGAACAGTGCTTACATGGATCCTCAGAAAGCCCGTGAAGTTCTGGATTTCATAGACTATGAAGCTCCTGGAATCATGGACACGCACTACGCTAGTAGTGAAGGTGGTCTTAAAGACATCGATCCTAGACATAAATTTAAAGGACCCTCTCAAGCAACCGAACGTCTAAACGATAAACAGAGAGAAAGACGTAAAGCCATCATGCAAGGCGACATGCAAGCTATGTGGGGAGAGGTTTCTCAAGCTAAAAAGTATAAAGCAGCTGGCTATCAAACGGCACCTTCCTGGTTAAATGCTGTAGGAGGAGTCAGTCGTATGGTTGGAGGAGAAGGAGAGCCTGAGCTAGTACTAGCTACTGTAGCAGAAAAAGCAGGGATCGACTATTTTACAGACGACACTGGTAATAAAGTAAGTGTAAAAGACTATATCAACACTTCAGGCTATTCAGATGAAGAAAGAAACGCCTTAGTCTTGATGAACAAGTTAGGTGAAGCCAAAGCTTTACACAGCCAGATGCAAATCGACTTTTGGGGAGACTTTGATAACTTAAAGAACGAAAGAGACGAAGACGACCTTTGGGGTAAGATGCAGCTCGAAGCACAGAAACGGGACTCTTTGATGAAGCAGCTCAGCTCAATGGGCTATGGGCGTGAAATGATTAACCGTTCAGAATCCGTGCGTGACATGGAAATGCTTGGAGGAGCTTGGAAACAAGGTTCTCTCCAAGGAGACATCTCTGACTTTTCAATGTCTCTATTCCGAGACGATATGAAAGCAGAAGACTTCCAATCTCTTTCACAACTCGCAGAGCAACAGCAGTTCCTTTCAGAATATCTAGCAGCCAATGACGAATCCCCATTAGCAAAAATCTCCAAGCTCAGTAAAGAACAGCAAGACGGCTGGTTAGCAGCAGCTGGTAGGTGGGTCGGAATAGGTGACGGATCTAGTGCTACTGACGGAATTGAAGCTTTAGCTGAACTCACCGTAAATCAGCTTTCTGGTTTTATGTGGGAGTACGCAGCCAACCTTCCTGAAACTGTAGGAGCAGGAGCCTTAAGTGGTTTTGCTGTAGGTGCAGTTACAGGTCCAGCTTCAGGAGCTTTTGCAATGGCAGGAGCTGGACACGGTGCCAGACTCAACTGGGGTATCACTTCAGCTGCAATGGAATACGCTTCTACTATCATGTCTTCTTTACAAGAAGAAGGTGTTGACGTACACAACCCTCTTGCTTTCACGGCTGCCTGGCAGAACGACGAAATCAAAAACAAGGTTAGAGAAAAAGCAGCTAAGAAAACAGGGATTGTAGCGTTATTTGATACAGTAAGTGCTGGCCTAGCAGGCAAGTCTATGGCTCTTTTAAAAGGCCCATCAGCCGTCACTAAAGTACCAGGATCTCTCAACCCTTTAAATCAAAATTTAAAAGGTCTTTCTAAAAAAGAGACCAGAAGATTGGCTGAGTTAAAGAAGGGCAAGCGAAAAGGAAAGGTACAAAGAGACTCTGAGCTTGAACAAGAAATGATGTCTCTTGAATCAAAGATCCAAAAAGGCAAGTTTGGAACTGGTCAGCTTGATAATGACTTTAAAAGAGCTTTACACAGGTCCGATTCTACGGTTAACCGAACTACCTGGAAGCACAGGGCTCGAGGAATGGTTACAGAAGCTGGCGTACAAACCGGCCTTGCTGGTGCTGGAGAAGCGCTTAGTCAAATATATTCCGATCCAGGTGCCGAGGTAGACAAGCAAGCTATTTTTGGAGAGATGATGGGGGAGATCGCAGCTGGACCTGCATTAGCTGGTTATGCTGGAGAGCTTGGGAAGAAGCCTGACTTTAAAAACTACGAAAATGCAGTGGTTGAAAGCGAAGAAGAAATGCAACCTGGAGACGCTAGTGATCCGTTCGCTTTATCTGAGTCTGGAGGAACAATACAGAACGTAAATATTGCAGGTTGGAAGCATCAAAAGATGAGCTTCAACACTCCAAAAGACGCAGTTAACAGTCTCGCAAAACAGATGGGGATGGCTCCTACGGTAACGAACAGCAAAGGTAAAGAAGTTACAAACCCCGAACTAGTTTTCCAAGAGGAAATCGTTTTTGGTATACAAAACTTAATGAATGCTAAAGGCATGAAGCTCGAGTTTGTTGTTTCTGACCGTACTCCCAGTACCACAGAAAGCCCTGGCGAGATGCAGTCTGAACCAAAAAACAACAAATATGTAGTTTATTTAAACAAGAAAGTGCTCGAGAAGAATGGAGAAAACTTAACAGGTGTTCTTCTACATGAAATTGCACATGCATACTTCACTGGGATTGTAGGAGACTCAAACACTTTAAAATTTTACAACGAAATTTCTGATGAGCAAAAGAAACAATCTTTTGCACACTACATGTTTAAAGATAAGGCGGAATTTACCGACATGGAAAGCATGTCCGTCCCAATGCAAAGAGAGTTTACTAAAGCATGGAAGAATCAAGAAAACAAAGAAAACGAACTCCAACGTGCTCATGAGTGGGCTGCTTTTGAATTTGCACGTATTTTAGGTGGCTCTCAGAGAGACTATGCCACAGGCCCAGGGAGTCCCCAGCAAGGAGCTGATTCAAAAGTACCAGTTGCTCTTATCAGCGGTAGAGGTACAGGAAGCAGGCTTACCAATCTACCTGGAGGAGAAGCTGCTAATGTAAGACTGTTTATTGATAAATTCATCCACCCAAAGATTAAAAAATGGGCTGGTTCTGGAACACAAAAGATGGCCCCCAACCAGCCAGTTGGAGAAGACGTTTCTGGCATCCCAATGCAGGACGGAGACACAGGCACTCGCTCAGAGAAAACAGCTCCAGAAGACATGGATGCTCAGATTTTAGAGTGGATGCAATTTGCAGTAAGTCCAAACAACCAACTGGTCTATAAAGGACCTGGTAAAGCAGATCGAAGATCCCAACAAAGTGACTATAATGCTTTAGGTAGTATGAGGAATAAACTTCTCAGCGAAGAACAATTTTTAAAAGACATAGGTATGGTTTTAAACACCGATGCCATGTTAAAAGACAGAGTTGAAATCACAGCAACTCCTGATCAGTTTTCTCCTCTAGGAGAAGCATACCGCTTAAAACCCCCAGTAAACGCAGACGACGATCTCGGATTACTCCAGGAACAAGATGTAGAACAAGCTATTGAAACAGGCACTTCCAGGATAAGAAAAGAAAGACTTGGAAAGGGTCCGAGCGAGCCACAAGCGTACACTGAAGAACAGCGAGCAACTCGTAAAAGGATCATCCTCAATGAGATGGCCAAGTCAGACAAAAAACAGAAGCTCAAAAGTTTAAAGACAGACCCTACCGGTTTAGAGGGAGAGCCTGCAGAAAGTACTTACATAGATGCTTTACAAAACCAAAAAAAGTTAGAGAAAGCTATCAAGGCAGCCGCTCCTACCGAGTCTAGAGGAGCAAAGGACATACGCTTCAAAGGCGAAATCTATTCAATTGCAGAAGCAGTACAGCTTCAAGAAGATTACAAAAGCACCACAACTGGCTATGAACAAGCTGCTGACGAAAGAATTGCACAGGAAGAACTAGATTTTAATGTTGGT